TCGAAAGATTGGAACGATATGGTCGCTAAAATGCGTGCTATTTCGTCCTATGGCTTCGACGGCGATTTCAAAAAGTACGAACGCTTGCTTTCTGCACAACTGGCTGTGGCAAGCCTAGACGTAACTGAAGCGTGGTACCGCAAACACGGCAAACCCACGCCTGAAGAAGCGATTGCTAGGCACACCTTGATGATGGGCATCATTCATACCATCTGCAAGGTGGGTCCTTACGTTTTCTGGAAGGCTTTTAATAACCCTTCTGGCAACTATCTGACCACATTGCTCAATACCATTGTCAATGCCATTCTTTCGCGTCTGGCCTGGATTAAATTATCCAGTGAGAGTGGGCATCCCGAACTGTCTTCTCTTACCGTGTTTTGCAAACTTGTTGCTGAAAATTATTTCGGCGACGACAATCTATTCACGGTTAGCCATCATGCTGCGCCATGGTTCAATTCTTTGACCCTTGGCACTTTCTATGCTCGACACAACATCGAGTATACCCCTGGCTGCAAAACTGACGCTCTTTCTGCTGACATGAAGCACATCTTTCAACTGAGCTTTCTCAAGATGACCACTCGCGTACATCCTATTCCCATTGTTCCCGGGATTAAGTATTACGGGGTTGTCGAGACCGAGTCCATTTTGAAGTCGCTACTTTGTGTCAACAAGGACCTTGATCCTATGAACGCAACCGAGATGAACTGCGATGACGCTTTGCGCCGCAGTTTCACTCGTGGAGAATCCTACTTCAACGCTTTCCGATCTCTGATCACTGACGAGATGAGAGCTAGAGGTAGTGGTCATCACTTCATCGATTTCGTGGGTTGTTACAACCTGTGGATTGAAGGAAAACTTGATGTCACCGGCACTTATGTCGGCCTCGAGAATTCTGTCATCGATGATATGTGCTACAAACCTCCTACCATCCTCAATGCAATGCAGGACTGGGCTGTTTCTAAGTCCATCATCTTCTCACACATGGATAGAGATCCTGTTGTAGAGGATGTGGCCCCTGTAACCTTGCAAGACGAGGTTGAGAGCATTGAGGTAGCGCCCGAAACCACCGGGCTTGCTCCGATGAACAAGAAAATCATGAACAGCTCTGTCCGTGACTTGATCAAACGTTATGCCCCTCTTTGCACTACTGCCTACTTACGTCTGGCCGAGGCTACGCCCATTGGGCAAGTCTACATGCCCACTGCCCGTAACATCGGGAATTTCATGGCATGCGGCAACCTCAGCTGGTTTTCCGCCCTTTACAGGGTTTATAAGGGATCCACTCGCTTCCAAATCATGGGCAAGGACAACATTGAAATTACTTTCACGAATCCTACCTATGAAACAGGCCCCGGCTATGCTGGAGCTTTGCTTGAAGGCAAGTTGCATGTTGCCGGAGCTGCGCCATTTGCACGTGGCGAAAAGGACGTTGGTCTGATCGGAATTCAAACGCCGTACATCAGCCAATATCAGATGCTCG